GGCTGACAAAACCGTGACAGTGAAGCTGAACGCCGACACGCACGGCTTCACCGCCGCCATGGCCCGTGCAGCCACCGCCTCCAAGCAGCTCGGAAGCCAAGTCAAGGCCCACGGCGCCGATTTCGACCGGATGGCATCCGCATCCACCAAAGCCGGTTTGGCCGTCACAGCAGGGGTCGGTGGGGCCGTCAAGGCCGCCGTCGACTGGGAATCCGCCTGGACAGGTGTGCAGAAAACCGTCGACGCCACCCCGGCACAATATGCACGGCTCGAAGGCCAGCTGCGCTCCCTCACCAGCGTGCTGCCAGTGTCGCATCAGGAGATCGCCGGGGTCGCCGAGGCAGCCGGGCAGCTGGGTGTGAAACAGCAGGATGTGGCCAAGTTCACCTCGACGATGGTCAAACTGGGCACCGCAACCAACATGACATCAGAAGAGGCGGCCACCAGCCTGCGCCAGTTCATGAACGTCATGGGCACCGCCCCCAAGGACGTGGACCGGCTCGCCGCCACCGTCGTCGACCTGGGCAACAACTCTGCCACCACCGAACGTGACATCGTCGAAATGGGTCAGCGGCTCTCCGGCACCGGCAAGCAGATGCGCATGTCCGAACCGCAGGTGATGGCGTTCGGAGCCGCCATGGCGTCGGTGGGCATCAACGCCGAGGCGGGCGGCACCGCCATGTCCCGCAACTGGATCAAAATTGACAAGGCCGTGCGCTCTGGTGGGCAAAGCCTGCAAACCATGGCGCAAGTGTCCGGCATGTCGGCTGCCCAATTCAAAAAAGCATGGCAGACCGACGCCGCCGGGGCAACAAACGCTCTGATCGAGGGTTTGGGCAGGGCCTCGAAATCCGGCCAGGATGTGTCGAAACTCCTCGACCAGATGGGCATCAAAGGCCAGTATCAGACCGATGCGATGAAACGTCTGGCCGGTGCATCGGCCGGGGCCGGAAACGCCCAAGACCAGCTGGCAGACTCACTGAAAATCGCGGGGCAGGGCTGGTCACAGAACACGGCGTTGGAGGAGGAGTTCGGCCGCCGCCAGCAGACCACTGCCTCACAGATGCAGCTGGCCATGAACCGTATCAAGGATGCCGCCATCAACGTGGGTCAGGCGGCCCTCCCAGTGTTGGGCAGGGCGGCGCAAAAGGTGTCCCGGTACGCCGACCGGTTCGCCAAACTGTCTCCTCACACGCAGGAGATGATTTTGAAGATTGGTGCGCTCGGCGGCGTGTCGCTGATCGCAGCCGGCCAGATCGGCAAGGTGGCCCGCGCCTTCAAGGATGTTGGTCTCGCGGTGAAGGCGATACGCGCCATCGGCGGTATCGCTGGGGCGTTTGCTGGCATTGGTGGCCCGGCTTCTAAGGCGGCCGGCGGTGTGACCGCGGCAGGCAAGGCCATGTCTGGGGTGGGCGGGGCCACCGCAGGGCTGTCTGGCAAACTGTTCGGTGTTGCCGCCGGGCTGGGTGCTGTGGCAGTGGCATGGGCACATCAGCATGACGCCGACTGGGCGGCCAACATTGACAGGCAGCTGGGCTCCACCACCGAATGGGCGGAGCAGGCGAAACTCGGCATTGTCGACCTTGACGACAAGCTGAAGCAGGTCAACGATGGCGGTTTCGGCCCGCTGCGTGAAAACCTGACCGGCCTCGGTGATGCCCTCAACCATGCCACCGGAACGAACCTGTCTTTCTGGCAACGTCAGGAAAGCCGCCTTGCAGGTGTTCTGCACAACAGTGCCGAGCTTTCTGCCCAGTCGAAGTCCCAGATGGCCAAGCTGGATTCCGCACTGTCAGGCTTGGCCACATCGCATTCATGGACCGACCTGAAAAACAACTGGAAGCAGATAGCCGACGCGGCCCGAGAGAATGGGATCAGTGACGACAAGATCATGTCGCTGTTCCCGAAGGTGCAGGCCGGTTTGGCGAACACGGCGAAACAGCTGGGTGTCACCGGCCTGTCAGCCAAGGAATACGCCGGCTGGCTGCGTGGAGAAATCCCGTCGTCCGTGAACCGGGCTGCTGTGGCAAACGAGAAACTCGCCAAATCGTTGGGGATCGTCCCGGATAAGAAGCGGGTTCGAGTCGAAACCTCCATCAAAGATGAGAAGCCGGGACAGCTTGAGAAGCTCAACAAAGAGATAGCCAAGGTTCCCGCTAATAAACAGTCCATCGTTGAGACTACTGCGCGAACCAAGGGTTTCAGCGAGGCTATGGCGCAGGCCAAGGACTTGGAGAAGCAGGCCAAAGGTTTGCAGGAGACGACCAAGCACGGTGTCAAGGGCGAGATCAAAGGCAATACCGATACTGGCAAGGTCCGCGCCCTACGTGAGCAGCTAGAAGGCCTCTCTAAGGCAGCAGCCCAAAAGGTGGCTATCACCGCAAAAACCCAAGGCTTAGATGCAGCCAAAAAGCAGTTGCAGGAGTTCCAGAACACGGTGCGCACCACCGTCACGAAGGCTGGTGTGAAGCTGGAGATCAAGGGTGCCACCACCGGAGACCTAGAGCATTTGCGCGCCGAGATGGACAAGCTGCCCAAGGAGAAGCAGGTCCAGATCGCCACCACCGCGAAAACCGACGGTTTCGACAAGGCCATGGGGCAAGCCGACGAATTCCTCGCCACCGTGTCCGGCATTCGGCAGCAGACTGTCGAGGGAATCACGGTGCATGCCAAAGGTGTGGTCGACGCCAAGGAGATCAATGCTCTACGCGTCGACATGGAGCAGCTGTCCAAGGAGGATCAGCAGAAGGTTTCCATCACTGCTGAAACCAAGGGTTTGGAACCAGCGCGTAAACAGATCGATGATTTGCGTGCCGCCCATCAACGTATGGACTCGCGCAATTCGAAGCCCATTGTGATGAAAGCCACCGTTGACGGTGGGGCGAAACGTGACCTGACGATTCTGGATCAGCAGGTGACGAACATGCACGGCAAGAAGGTGCTGATCCCGGCATCAGCACCAGGCGCCGCCGGAACACTTGTCGACATTGACGGAATCCAATACAAGGTTGAACAGCTGGACGGCAAAAACGTTTTGGTCCAGCTTGGTCTGAAAAACACTGACGGCACATATAGCGGATTGAAGGAGGTGGATGCCAAACGGCAGGAGTTGGATGGCAAATCTGCCACGGTGAAGTTGAACCTGCCGAACACCGGAGACACCGAGGGGAAGCTGAACAGGGTTGGCAAGGCTGCTGACCGGTTAAACGGCAAGAAAGCGACGGTTCACACGTCGGCACCGTCGGCTGGACACACCACCTCGCTGCTGGGACGAATCATGTCCGCAGCAGGACGAGTGTCTGCGAAAAGAGCCATGGTGCGCACCTCGGCACCGGGTGCGGCGCAGGCGCACGGCCTGCTGAATCGTGTCAGGTCGATGGCTTCTCAGGTGGCCGGGAAGCATCCTCGTGTGGTCACCTCGGCCCCGGGTGCGACGAAGGCAACCGGCCTTGTCCGGGCGGTTGGCAAGGCGGCGGATTGGGTGAACGGTAAGCATGCCCGGGTGACCGCCTCCGCCAACACGGGCAGCGCCAGATCGGCGCTGAACGCCCTGACGCGTCCTCTGCGCACCACGGTGACCGCGGTGGTGCACACCGTAGGCAATGTGGCCTCCGCGGTGAAGGGGCTGTTTCATGCGAATGGTGGCCTGTATGAGAGGCATGATCCGCAGATAGCCAAAGCCGGCGCCTACCGGGTATGGGCCGAGCCGGAAACAGAAGGCGAAGCATATATCCCGTTTGCACGGTCGAAGCGGGGCCGCTCCCGCATGATCGCCGCGCAAGCCGTGCAACGCCTCGGAGGGGCGGTGCAATGGTTCGCAAACGGCGGCATCACAGGGGCACAAGCCCGCATGATCCTCAACATCGAGGCCAGACCCACCGGAGAACTGGCCGACTACGTTCAGGCCGTCCGTGACGCAGCAAACGCCACCCGGGCACGGCAGCGCGCCTCGCGGGCATGGTGGAATGCACGCCGCCGCCACTCCAAGTCCGAGAAGAAACTTGGTGAAGCCCTCAGCAAAGCCAAGGAGAAAGAGCGTGACGCCACAGAGAAGGCACGTCAAGCCGCCGACCCGATAGTCCTTGGCCATGGTGTCGCCGGCCTGTGC